GGATGGGGTCAGCAGACGAAATATCTCGCATATAGCTAAGCTGCTTCGGGAACTGGTAATTGCCGCTTGCGGCACCGCCCAGCGTTTCAACCAGCGTTACGGCCTTGGCTGCGGTGTAATCACGCACTGCGCTCATGCGCTCCGCATAGGTCAAGCCGTTGCTGGCCAACGATACCGCCATGCCCTTGTAGAGGTCTTCCGTGGCGGCCGCGCCAGCGCCTGCGGTAAAGCCGGTCGTGGTGCCAGACGACAGTGCTTCAGGCGCAGCCGGGATGGCAGTCGTGGTGCGCAGTTCGGTGAACTTTGCGGCTTGCAAGACAAGGCCCGGCAGAAAGGCGTTGGCCGCAGGCGGGTTCGTTCCGCCCGGAGGGCGCAACTTGATATTGTAGGACAGCGTGGCGCGCTTGCCGGCAATGTCAGGCGCGTTCTTGAACGGCGAGCCGGTGTATTCGTCATTGTCGAGGGTGATACCCTCGATGCCAAACCGGCACTGCGAAATCGCCATGTAGTTGGTCGTGGGATCATCGAATGTATCGGCCGCCGCCTGGATGCCGATCGCGAGGGTGGTGTTGTTACTCTTGAGAGCCATCAGGGCCTCCTAGATCAGAGCGTTGCGGGAGACGCAGCCGACTTCTTTTCGGCTGCGGGAGGGGCGGGGGGAGAGGCTGCGGGCGCATCCTTGGTCGTGGTCGCCTTGGCGATGGCCTCGACCAGATCCTTGCCCTTCTCAGCGGCTTCGTTGACCGCATTGAAGTCAACCGAGCCCGTCCCGAAGGGCGGGCATTTCGCGTTCGTCATTATCGTTCCTTTCGGAGGTTTCAGAGGATGGTGAACCAGTCGGAGCGACTGGTGAAAAACTGCACCTGGAACTGGAGCGAAGCGCTGCCGATGTCCCTTCCGTTGGCGCCGCTCGGCGCAACGTCGATTTCCTGAATGTCATGAATGCCGATGCCCAGCGTCCGGTCTGCCGCCACCGCGGCGATGACATGGGCAATCGCGGTGTGCGCCGCGCGGCTGATGCTGCCCACCGTCTGTGTGAGCGCTACAACTTCGACCTCGATCGTCGCGGTATGGAAGCTGCTGTGCAACTCGTCGGACTGATCGACGGCATAGGCCATGGTATAGATGTTGATGACCGGCCCGAGTTCGTCCGTGTCCATCGCAATGTCGCGCGAACCATCGGTGCGAACGGTATAGCCGGACAGGGAAGCGTAGGCGTCAATCTGCGCGGCCAGCGCGTCTTCGACCTGGGCGATTGCGGGATCAGGCATTCACCTTCTCCAGATCGAACTGCCAATGCGAGCCCGAGCGGTCGCGGCGAATGTTGATGGGCTTGAACGTCAACCCCGCCATCCGGCCAAGGCGAACGCGGCAGGCGCTGGAGGGCCGGGCGGGAACATCCGTCATCAGCACGTCCACGGTGATGTCCTGCTCGATCACGGACCCCGTTTCGATGTCCCGAATGGCTTCGGGATATTCGACGTAGGCCCGGATCGAGAAGTAGGAGCCGCCAGCGGGCTTGTAGCGGATGGAATCCCCGAGCGCGGCCATGCAGGTCGCGTCGAGAATGTCATCCTGCAAGTCTTCGAGTGTCGGCCCCCGGTAGGTCATGCGGGCGGGCCGTCCTCGGCTTCAGCCTGATCGCCCGCATCGTCGCCCGCCTTCACCGGCCCGGCGTCAGCGGGGGCTTCCTTCTTCGGACGCCCCCCCTTCTTCTTCACCGGCTCGGCGTCAGCGGGGGCTTCGGCGACGACTTCCACCTTGTTGCGGCCCAGCAGGTCTTCACGCGCGTTGAGCGCATCTGCGGGCACGTCGACCACCGCATTGCTCTCGCTCGCGGGGTCGCCGTGGAAATGCCCGTAGGGGCGGGAAACGGTGAAGGCTGCGAGAGCCTTCACCTTCACCAGATCAAGTTTCGGCTTGGGCACGTCAGCCTCCCCTTACTTGTTGCCCTGGAGCAGCGCGGTCGGGGTCGTGCAGATGTAGAGCACATAGCTCGCCACCCACAGGTCGGCATATTCGTTCGCCACGGTCGGGTCGGGAACGATCATCGAATAGCGTTCCTGACCCATGGTGTTGACGAAATCGAAGCCTTCAGCCGGCGAGTAAACCGCCTGGAAGACGTTCGGCACGCCGCGCGGGAATATCTTGCACTTGTCGGTGCCCACCGCGACGGTCGAATTGTCATCCGTGCCGCGATAGTTGATCCAGCGCACGCCCCACGCGCGAATTTCTTCGAACACGTTGTCCTGAAGTAGCGTGCGGGCCGCTTCCGTCTGGAGGTAGGTCGCGCGGTATTCCGCGTTTTCCTGAAGCGCGTCGAAGAACTCGTCACCGCAAAGGGCCACGATTTCCATGCCCGGCGTCGCCCGGCCACCAAGGGCGCGGATGATCGGACGGGTGACGTTCTGGGCGATGAACGACTTCACGCCGGTTTTGCTCGACCATGTGAAGTCGATTTCGCCGCCCTGCACGACGCCGAACTCGTCGTAGTAGTCGTAGATTGCGCTGTCGTCCGCATCGAGCAGGATGCCGTTGATCGCCGAGAGCATGTGACGCTCCTTGGTCAGCGACAGGTCGGTATCCAGCGTCAACTGGCGACGGGCGATTTCGGTCTGGACCGCTTCCAGTTCCGTCTCCGAGCCGAAGGCGCGGATGCCCTGAAGGTCGGAGGCCATCAGGCGATCCGATTCCGCAAGGCGGACGGTCTTGAAGTTGCGGACGTTGCGGCGATCGACGCCACGGCGAGGCTTCGGCGAACCGCGCTCGGTGACGGGGATCACGTTCAGGGTCTGGCCACGCTTTTCCACGAAGAAGTCTTCGGTGCGAATCGGCGTGGGGGTGAAGAGGCCAAGGCCACCGAGGAAGCCGGGAACCGTCTCCACGTCCTGAATGGCGGCGGACATGGACAGGGCCGAGAAGGCGTCCTGCGTGAAGATATTCATTCCGATCATCGGAATTACCCTTTCTGTTGTGAGCGCTTAGGCGCGCGCGTGAATGTTGAGGGCGGCAAGCTCGTTCAGAGCGCGCTGCTTCTGGTCGGCGGTCGCGCCTGCCGGCCAGGTGAGAAGGTGGAGATTGATTTCCGCATCGCGGACAACCGCGACCGCATCGACGCCGCCCACCGTTCCCGTTTCGGCATTGAACAGGATGCCGGCTGCAATCTGCGAGCCATCGGTGCCCGCGGTGTCGAGCAGTTCGTACTTCAGCACGGACTCGCCATCGAGATATTCGACGGTGACGGGGATGATGTCGCCCACCAGCCAGTCGTTCGCGCCATCCGAAACGGTCAGGTTGATGCCGCCATTGTAGGCGGTGCCGATGGTCGCCACGCCGTCGATCGAGCCATCCGGACGGATGACCTTCAGCTTGCCGGTGGCGCCGGTCACGGTGCATTCAAGCTGCCAGGTGCCAGCCATCGCGCCAGCATCGGCAGTGACAGCCGAGACGATGCCGTTGCCAACGGTGCCGCCCACGCCCGAAACGGGGGTGCCGACCGTGGCGGTCGGGGTGCCGGTTTCGACCGCGCCAAGCACGGAGCCCGCCTTGACGAGGGTGGCGCCGGTCAGAAGGATCTGCTCGCGCGAACGGCAGCCGGGGGCTTCGCTGACGACGAATTCGCCGTTGTGCGGATTTTCAGTGAGGGTCGTCATGATGTGACCTTTCGTGCTTCAGGATTACTTGGAGATACGGCCGAGATGCTTGGCGGCCTTGGCGTGTGCCTTGCCCCAACCATGATCGGCGGCGGACTGATCGGATTCGGAACTGCCAAGGCCGAGGTCGGTGCTGGCGTTCTGACGCATGGCGTCGAGCATGTTGGCCCCTTCATCCACCTGGGCAGCGGGGGTCAGCTTGGGTAGCATGGCGACAATGGCGCTGGCGTTCATGTCGGAATTGGCCAGCAATTCTGCGGCGGCCTGTTCGCGGCCCTTCACGTCATCGCTGGCAAAGACCGCAGCGATGCGCTGGCGTTCGGCGGTGACGGCGGCCGAGATGGCTTCCGCACCCGCCTGCGGGTTCTGGTCTTCGGTGGTGCTCATGGTGGAGTCCTTCTTTTTCGGGCCATCGCTGGCCTCGCAGTCTTCTTCGTCTTCGGTGTCGTCTTCGCCGGGCATCTCGTCCGGCATCGGTTCGCCTTCGCTCGCCGCGGCGAGAGGGGGCATTTCGGCCTGCGCACGCATGACGGTGCCCAGCCCGGAAAACCGGGTTTTGCTCATGGTCTTACCTTTCGGTTAGCCTCAGGCCGTGCGGCCGAGTTCGTATTGCAGAAGCTCCCAGGCTTCCGCTTCGGACATGATCCCGTCGACCAGTCCGAGTTGCAGAGCTTCCGCGCCGCTGTAAATTTCCGCTTCCGTCCCCGCGACGATCTTGGGGGAAAGCCCCCGACCCATCGCGACAAGGTTCACGAAGATGTCGCGCGTCTCGTCAACCAGCGACTGAAGTTTGGCCATCGCCGGATCGTCCAGCGGCTCATAAGGCGTGGTGCGTCCCTTGCGATCACCCGCGCGGATCACGCTGACCGACATGCCCTGCTTGTCGAGCGCTTTCGAGAAGTCGACATGCATGATGTAGGCGCCGATCGAACCGGCGATCATGGTGCGCGGTCCGTAAACCCGGTCGCAGACGCTGGCGAGCGCGTAGGCTGCGCTGGTCGCCTGCTCGTTGATATAGGCCCAGACCGGCTTGGAGCCGCCTTCGCTCGCGGTCGAGCGCGCGATTTCCTCGCACAGGGCAAAGCAACCCGCCACTTCGCCACCGGGGCTGTCGATGTCGAGCCAGATGGCCGTTGTATCGTTGTCGGCGAGCGCGGCGCGAAACTTGCGCGCTATGCCATCATAGCCGGTCATACCCGATACGGGATCGAGGAAGCCGAACTTGTGAACCAGCGTGCCTGAAACCGGGATCACCGCCACGCCGTCATCGGTGTGGAACGGCTTCCAGTTGTCCCGGTCGCGGCGGGCGTCGCCAGCCAGCGCCACCATATCGCTTGCTCCCAGAACCGTGCTGTCGATCCGCTCAAAACTGCCCACGCCAAGGCGCTGGTGCAGGGCGGCGACGATCACCTCGGCCTTGTGCTCGCTTATCATCAGCGGCGTGTTGAACACCCGCTGCGCAAGCATACTCAGCTCGCGCTTCGGTTCGGAGCGCCCCTTCATGCCGGTTCCTTCCGTTTTGCACCCTTGCGCTGATCTTCGTTGGGCTCGCCATCCCCATCGCGGTCGGCCTCAGTGCCGCTGCTTTCGCCGCTCGCGCCATCCTCGCCACCAGCCTGCGCAGACGCCTTGAGCGGGGTGTACGCGGCAAGGCCGATGCTCTCGCGATACTTGGCGACGCGCGACTGGTTGCGCAGGATCTGGCGCCAGTCCTTGCCCTGCTCATTCGACATGGTGATGATGTCGCTGGAGCCCTGGTTGATTTCAAAGTCGGCGGCCTGCGCTTCCTTGAGCGGGTCGACCGTGCCGCGACCGGGGCCGGTCCATTCGCACAGCGAAAGCGCGTTGCGCCACTTGTAGAAGTCCGTCTTGCGACCGGGGATTTTCACGATGCCGCGCGCGACCGATTCCTCCAGCCACGCGAGGTAAATCTTGGTGCAGAAGCCTTGCGTGAACAGCCAGCGGTCATGCATCAGCCCGCGCCAGATTTCGTTCAGCATCACGCGACCGGACGAGTAATTGATGTCCGCCCAATTCTGCGCGACCTGCGCATAGGACAGGCCGAGCGACGCGGCGATGGCGCGAAGGCCGGTGGCCTGGAACTCGGGGTAGTTGGCCGAAGGATGCTCGGCCCGCTTGAAGTCCATCTTTTCGCCGGGCAGGCCGTGGATGACGCGAGCGCCATTGACCTTCACCGGATGCTCCATCCGGTATTCCATCATCTCCTGCACGGAGAGGTTTTCGTTACCCGTCCCGCTCGAATCCGGGGCGAGGGCTTCCATCACCTCATCGGTCGGGGCCGGGCTTTCGATCCACGCCGCCATCACCGAGTTCAGCAGAGCGGCTTCGATTTCCGCGTCATCGTAGCGGTCGAACATCTTGATGCGCTTGATCGCCGAAACGAACCGGCTGATGCCGCGGCGCTGGTCGGCGCGGTTGCGCTTGAACGCATGGACGAAGATCGGGCGGCCGGTGGTTCCGTAGAACGGGACACGCTTCCAGCGGAAACTGTCGGTTGGCCCGGCATTGTACCCGGCCGGGTGCGCCACCCTGACATGAGCGGCGACCGGAGCCTTGTTGGCGTCATATTCCACGCCGCCGATCAGCGTGCGGCCATTGGGCATCCGCTGATAATCGGCCATGCCGCGCGGGTTGCTGATCCGGTCGGGGTCCACGATTTCAACGCAGGTTTCCCATGCCGCGCCGATGCGCTGGCCGTTGGCCGGCAACATGCGGATGACCGCCGCCGCCTCGCCATCGTTCCACCAGTGGCGATAGGCCATTTCGATCATGCCGCCGAACTGAAGCTGCATCTCGGCATCGCACAGGTTGCGCGGGTCGCGCGCCCACAGTTCGAACCAGCGCTCGGTGGACGATGACCATTCATCCGCCCATTCGGGCGACTGGCCCATGATGTCGAAGGCTGGCTGGCTTTCGAGCCGGATGTTGGCGCCGACGACCGATTCCGCGCGGCGGTCGGTCGCCCCCGCAATGATCGGATGGTTGCGCACGAGGTCGCGCGAGCGGCGCACAACCGCGTCGCGCGCTTCGAGGTTTTCATCGACGCCAGAGGTGAGCGGCGGGGTCCAGCTCGCCATCTCGCGCGAATCCCACTTGGCCGCGTCATAGGCCCGGCCACTGCTGACCAGGGCTTGCGGCTTGCCGTAGCGAGCGCGGCCCAGAAGGTTCTGCCAGAGGCCCATCAGAAATATACTCCAATCGCGCGGCGCTTCGGTCGCCCGGCTGCGACACTGGTTGCATCGGCCAGTTCACGCTCCAGCGTGAGGATGGTCGCGTTGATTTCGGACAGGCTCGGCAGTTTCTTGATGATCCGGCGCCCGTCGCGCCACATCTCCTGCACCGTTTCGCCGTTCATCAGCGCGGCGCGCGCGGCGCGCGCTTCGCTCAACTCGCGCGTGATGCGCTCGACTTCGGTTTCAACGGTGGTCGAAGGAACGTAGTCCGACCCGATAATCTGTTCCTGAACCGTCAGGATGATATGCGTTTCAAGCCGCAGCGGGGGCGTCAGCGTCGCATTTTCGATTTCGATCGCCAGAACATATTGGCCAGCATCGAGAGTGGTCGTTTCGCTCGGCGTCAGCGCGGCGATGAACCTTGTATTTTCCCCGTTCTTGTCGGAAACGGCCCGCTCGATCCCGGCTCCAGCCACCTTGATCTTGCAGGTGTACGAGCCCGTCAGCGTGGCAAGAGTGCCATCGCTGAGCATATGCCCGACATTCCAGGGGCCTGCCGTGTCACCCTTGAAGATTGATGCTGTTTCCGTCATTCATCACGTCCAGTTGGCCTCTGCCATCGGCGAGGTCGAGGTTGATACCTGTCAGCAATTCGACGCTTTCGCCCGCCGCGATGTCGAGCGTGGTGGATGCGGTGGAAACGGTGATTTCCGCGCCTCCGGCCAGATAAGTGGGACCGCTGCCGCCAAGCATTCCCAGCGTGACAATGGCGAGCGGGCTGTGCGCCATTTCAGGGCTGTCGCGTCGCTGTGCTGGTCGTCACTCCGTCGCCGGTCAGTTCGATCAGGATGGTATCGACCGCGATTTCATCTTGCGTGACGGTGAGCGGATTGGCCGGATCGAGGCCCAGCCGTTGCCACAATTCAGCCAGCATGGTCGATTGCTCCGGGCTGAGGCCAGAGCCGGTCGAAACCTGTTGCGTGAGCGAAGACACCGCGAGCCTGATGAGAACCTGCACATCCCCTTCAGCCGGCAGGAACACCGGCAAGGCCGGGTTCTCGCCGTACAGGTTTCCGGAGATCACCAATTCGTGATCCACCGCCTCAGGCCTGATGCGCCAGCCATCGGTGTTGTTCAGAAAGAAGTAGGCCCCCGCAGTCACACCGCCGCCGAGCGGATCGCCGCCGATGCTGCGAAACGCCGGAGGAAACTGCGCGCTTCCCGCCAGAACCCAATCCTTCCATGCCTCGTATATTTCCTGCGCAGACAGGGTGAATTCGCCACCCCCGATCTGGATAATCCGGGCGGCGCCGTCGAAGGCGATGCTCATGCGCGGGCTCCCGCTTGCGTCAGGTGTTGGCGTACTGGCGGTCGATGACCTGCGACGCGAACAGTTCGATGCCGCCAGTCGTCGCCTGCCCAAGGTAGCGCAGGTTCTGGTAGCCCAGCGACAGGATGGAAATGTCCACTTCCGGATAGGTCGCCGCGTCGATGACGGTTTCGAACGATCCGGTTGTGACCGATTCCGCGCCGTCTATCTCGTTGGTTGTTCCGGCTTCGAAGATGCGCACTTCGCTCGGGCTGGTCAGGTTGGTGACTGCGACCGTCACCGTTTCGAGCGGGTAGAGGTTGGTGCTTTGCGCGGTTGATGTCGTTACAGTCGTGATCCGGATGTTGGTCAGCAGATTGCCCGCATTGGCGGTCGCGCAGGTGGCGCGCACGCCAAGCACGAAGCCCGTGGCAGGATCAATCGTTTCGCCCGAAAGATTGGCGCCGCTCAGCGTCTTCCAGGTTCCGCCATCAATCTGGTATTCGTAGGTCAGGTTTCCGGTGTTGGTTCCGGTCAGGGTCGCCGCAAGGTTGGCCAGCGCGGTATGGCCTTTGATCGCGTAGGGCGATGTCCATGTCACCTGGTCGCCAATCGCCGTCAGCGCGACCTGTCCGGCAGAATTGAAGCGCGGCGTCCCCGCCGTGATTGCACACTGGCTTGCCGAATTCGTGGTCGGCTCATTGCAGAATATCTCGATCATTCCCGCCGTGGTCGACGTGAAATGGTCGGCCCAATGCGTTCCATAGATCGATACCTGCCCGGTCGTTGCGCCGGTCAGGCCGCAGCCCTTGACCACA